TGAGGCAGAACGTGCGGTCAAAGAAGAAATAGATTTAGACGATCAAGAAGAATTAGAAAACGCAGAAGACATTGAAAAAGAAGCCATGCGCCTTTGGAAACACGACCATCCAGAGAGCAGTCTCAAACGCCAGCGTAAGCTAGTTGAGCTCGGTGCTATTGAACAACTTCCTTGGACCACTGAACAGTATTGGCCAAAAGAATATCCTACACAGACAGCTGAAGATATCGCAAAAACATATCAAATATTTCCAGACCTAGAAGCACAACTACAAACTGATCGTTACAAACCAAATCTCACAGAAGTTGTCGATACTACAGAAGCACCACCTAGCCTAAAATTGTCTGATCTAAAAAAAAAGACAATGACCTACATAGAGAAAATAGGGCAGAATCAGATCAAGAAAACATTCGAAGAATAGCTGGATATGAGCAAAACTCCGAACAAAATTCTTCAACCCTATGGTCAAAAATAAAAGATATAAAAACTAAAAATGAACAACAAGCTAACTCTAGTGACAGCACCTGATGATATATTTGAAGATGCTTTAAGAATATTATTAGTAGGGCTTGATAAAAATAATACTGCTACAGTATCGACGGCATTAACTAGATTAGACATAGTCCCTAACACTGTTGTCTATGTATGGAACAAAGGCGAAGATCAACAATGGCTGTTTGATAAAAAGCATAAAAGTAGTTTGATTATCTTTGACTGTAATACAATTAATTCGGAATTATTAGGATATCTAGCCGCACAGCCAAACAGTCATTATTTTGGTTTATTAAAAGATCTCGAAATAATTAATAAGAATGCTTTATATGATGTAGATCAATGTTTTAAACTTTTAGGAGAAACTGTAACTGCATATGAAAGACAATTTACCAAACAATAAATTTCTTAAAGGATCCACTGTTTATCTCAAAGAAGGTGAGCCAGTCGAACGAGCACTTCGTAAGCTCAAGAAAAAGATTCAAGATTTCAAACTTATGGAAACTTTAAGAGCAAAAGAATTTTACGAAAAACCAACCAGCGTTCGTAAACGTAAAAAATCCGCCGCATTGGCTCGCTGGAAAAAACATCTTCGTTCTCAGCAATTGCCACCAAAAAACTATTGACATTATCTAATTTCTTTGTTATAATAGTACAATGAACACAGACATTATGATTGACCTAGAAACCCTTGCCACTACTCCAGATGCGGCAGTATTAACAATTGGAGCAGTTAAGTTTGATCCATTCGGCGAGGACATCAAAGAACCTACCGCAGACAGTTTTTATGTTAGAGTTGACCTTGACAGTTGTGACGAGCTCGGCCTAGCAGTCAGCGACGATACACTGGCTTGGTGGGCCAACCAAGACCAGGCGGCTCAAGACGAAGCCTTTAGCGGAGACAATCGAATACACATTCGAGACGCAATGAACCAGCTGTATAAATTTTGCTGGGGTGCTAAACGTGTTTGGAGTCACGGCAGCGGGTTTGACGTTGTCATCTGCGAACACATATTTAGAAAATTAAACAAAGCTGTACCTTGGAGTTTTTGGCAGGTTCGAGATACACGAACTATCTATGATTTAGGTATAGAAAACAATCGACCAGATGTATTAAAACACCATGCGTTACACGATGCTTATAGTCAAGCAGTTGGTGTACAAAATGTTCTTAAAAAACTCCGTTCGGCTACAATGTACAACGGTAATATGATTCAGCCCTTTAAGGAATTTAAATGAACGAACAAGAACGCGAAGTAATGAACATCCTCTCTGAAGAATGTGCTGAAGTTATTCAAGCTATTAGCAAATGCCATAGATTTGGACTAGACAACTACAAGCCTGGAAAACCTAAAACTAACCGAGAGCATCTCGAAGAAGAAATTGGCGATCTAATAGCTATGGTAGATATATTAATTGCTACACAGGTCATTGATCCTGCGGCTGTAGAATTGGCTAAAAAAGCCAAGATCGAAAAGCTGAAAAAATGGTCAACTATTCAGAATTTAGAAAATATCTGATATAAATAAATTCGTAGACAGTGCCCAGGTGGGCTGTTTACAGGGCAGTTGCCCAAACTACTCGCTTAATTAAGGAGAAAATTATGAGTAAAATCATCGGTATCGATTTGGGTACCACAAATTCATGCGTATCTATTATTGAAAATGGAATTCCCAAAGTATTAGAAAATTCAGAAGGCGCAAGAACTACGCCGTCTATTGTTGCGTATACTGCGGATGAAGTCTTAGTAGGTGCTCCTGCTAAACGTCAAGCTGTAACCAACGCTGCTAATACTATCTACGCTGCTAAACGACTAATTGGTCGTAAATTCAAAGAACAAGCAGTACAAAAAGACATCAGCTTAATGCCATACAAAATCGTTGAAGCAAAAAACGGTGACGCATGGATTAAAGCTCAAGACAAAGAACTAGCACCACCGCAAGTTTCAGCAGAAGTTCTTCGCAAAATGAAATCAACCGCAGAGGACTATTTGGGTCACGAAGTTACCCAAGCAGTCATCACCGTGCCTGCGTATTTCAACGACAGTCAACGACAAGCAACTAAAGATGCTGGTAAGATTGCCGGCCTAGAAGTTCTGCGAATTATCAACGAGCCAACAGCAGCCGCACTGGCATATGGTGTTGACAAACAAGATAAGAAAGATCGCAAGATTGCTGTATATGACTTAGGTGGTGGTACATTTGACGTATCTATCATTGAGATTGCCAATGTCGATGGAGACAAACAAATTGAAGTGCTGTCAACTAACGGTGATACTTTCTTAGGTGGTGAAGACTTTGACCAGCGCATTATGGATTACATTGTCGACGAGTTTAAGAAAGAACAAGCAATTGATCTTAAAAATGATATTCTAGCATTACAGCGTTTAAAAGATGCTGCTGAAAAAGCTAAGATTGAATTGTCTAGTAATAATCAAACAGAAGTAAATTTACCGTATATCACAGCAGACGCAAGCGGTCCTAAACATCTAGTTGTTAAAATTACTCGTGCTAAACTAGAAAGTCTAGTAGACGAATTAATTCAACGATCGTTAACACCTTGTAATACTGCTCTTAAAGACGCAGGACTTACACCATCAGACATTGACGAAGTTATCCTTGTTGGTGGACAAACACGTATGCCTAAAGTACAAGAAGCAGTTGAGAAACTGTTTGGCAAGGCTCCACGTAAAGACGTTAACCCGGATGAAGCAGTTGCTGTAGGCGCAGCAATTCAAGGTGCTGTGTTAGGCGGTGATCGCAAAGATGTATTGTTGTTGGATGTAACTCCACTGACACTTGGCATTGAAACACTTGGCGGAGTGATGGCCAAATTGATTGACAAGAATACAACTATCCCAACTAAGAAAACACAAACATTCAGTACAGCTGATGACAATCAACCTGCGGTAACCATTAAGGTATATCAAGGCGAACGTGAGCTTGTTGTACATAACAAGTCACTTGGTGAATTCAACTTAGAAGGTATTGCTCCAGCACCTCGCGGAATGCCTCAAATTGAAGTCACTCTTGATATCGATGCTAATGGTATTTTAAAAGTTTCAGCAAAAGATAAAAACACTGGCAAAGAAAACAAGATCACTATCAAAGCTAACTCAGGTCTAAGCGACAACGAAATTCAAGCTATGATTAAAGATGCTGAGATTAACGCTGAAGAAGATAAAAAGGCTAGAGAATTAATTGAAACTAAAAATCAAGCCGAAGCACAGGTTCACGCTGTTAAAAAAGATATCGAAGAGTTTAAATCCGATTTATCTGAAGAAGATAAAACCAAACTTGAAACAGCTTGCTCTGAATTAGAACAAGTAATCAATGGTTCGGACAAAGAACAAATTACAGAGAAACTCAGTAGTCTTTACGCAGCTACCCAACCAATATTTGATTTGAAAGCAAAAAAAGAATCAGACAAGGAGCAGGGTGAAACTGTAGTTGATGCTGATTTTAAAGAAACAAATAATACTTGACAGACACAGACATTAGTAGTATAATAAGTATTAATGTGGTGCTCATGGTGAGGCCACATTATACTCTTGCTTAATAAAAGGAGAAAAAATATGAACGCTGTTAATCGTTTTGATACAAACGCTCTAAATAGAGCACTAATTGGTTTCGATACTATGTTTGATTCACTTGAACGTAGATTCGCAAATCAAGTCCAAAATAACTATCCCCCACATAATATCATTCGCACTGGCGAAAACACTTATGCTATTGAAGTAGCTGTAGCTGGTTTTGCCAAACATGAAATTAATGTAGCACTAGAAGATAATGAACTGACAATTAAAGGTGAAAAACCCGAAGTTGAATCAGAACTAGCAATCCAGTATCTACATCGTGGATTAGCTGCTCGTAACTTTACTAAAGTGTTTCCGCTAGCCGAGCACATTAAAGTTAAAGGTGCTGAGATTAAGGATGGCATTCTAACAGTAAAATTAGAAAGAATTGTGCCAGAAGAGCTGAAACCACGCATTATTGAAGTGGTTGAGGTTAAGTAATATTATAGGGGGAGGTAAAACTCCCCCAATTTGGGAGCCTACAAAATGACAACTACAGATATTCAAATTGATAACAAAATCAAAATTGAACTACAACCGCCAAAGTTGTGGAAGGTGATTTTTCTTAATGACGATCATACTCCAATGGAGTTTGTCATTGACGTATTGATGAGTGTGTTTAGGCATTCAGAAACTACAGCACGAGAACTTACATTAGAAATTCACGAAACAGGTGCGGCCATTGCCGGAGTGTACACTTTTGAAATAGCAGAGCACAAAGGTGTTGAAGCGAGCAAACTAGCACAAGAAAATGGGTTTCCACTTCAAATCAGAGTTGAAGAAGAATAATGTTTGACGGTCCTTTAATTACAACATTACAACATAAAACATATCCAGGCCGTAAGTTTACGCATTGGATATCTGTTGATGGTGTTTTTGAAGGTCGTACAAGAAAAGAAAAAAATAAAAACATTGTATCAACAATGGAATCTATGTTTGGTCCTGAAGGCCAACGTTGGATATGGACTGCTAACGGTTCTCAGCCTATCATTCGTTTCGATCACGAAAGAGATCTTTTATTTTGGCTCATGAAGTTCCCTACTAAATATCGCTAACAACTTAGATAGGAGTATACATGAGTCTCAAAGAACTTACCGCAGAAAAACATCATGATGCGGAGCGAACAGAATTCGCAAAAATATTATTGAGCGGAAACATATCTAAAGAGCAGTATGCTCTTTATCTATTACAGATGTTAGAAGTCTACAGCGCATTAGAGTACCATGCTGCTATAAATGGACTACTAGCTGATTTATCCGGAATCCCTAGAGTAATGTCAATATACGAAGACCTTGAAGAATTAGGTGTTAATCAAAATTCTTTAAAGCTCTTAGAATCTACAAAAAAATATATTCAGTACTTGAATGATCTAGGCAATGATCCTGCTAGATGCCAATCAATGATGGCACATGTGTATGTTCGCCACATGGGAGATTTGTTTGGCGGACAGATGATTGCTAATCGAGTTCCAGGATCTGGCAAGTTTTATCAGTTCCGTAACAAAGAAGAACTTATTTCCAAAGTAAGAACTAAACTAGATGACAGTTTAGGTGAAGAAGCAAATATAGCATTTGAACATGCTATTGCTATCATGAAGGAACTCAATGAGTCAAGTTTGGAACACGCTAATTGAGATTCAACATCTCTTAGAAGATAATTTCAATAGAACAGGAATAGAAATATACGAACCCGGCATGGAAAGGTTTAATCAACCTGGCTGGGTTAATCGTGTATGGACCAGTTTTAAATATCGCAGAGCACACATTGATGTAGTTGATGCCCGTGAAACCAAAGGGCTTTGGATGATGCACTGCTGTGTTTTTCCGCACACACATAATTCAGCGCCAATTTACGGGTTTGATATTATCGCAGGAAAATACAAAGTAACTGGTTGTTTTCATGATTACAGTCCAACAGTAAATTCCGGGCATCCTATGTCAACTTGGTTTGCTGATGAAGTTAGCAAATTAGAATGGCGTAAAGAACGTGAGTTACCTGAATGGGCGCAGCGTATTTTTAGCAAGAGCATGGTTGCTGCCGGCAATGTTCAAAATGAAGAAGAACTAGCTCAAATAGCAGAATTAGCTAAAAACACAATAACGCATTATCTAGACACAGTAGGCGAAACTAACAACACAGTAGCAGATACTACGCATGAGCAAAACTACTACGCACAAAATCAAAAGCAAAACCCGCATACACCGCGTGTAATGGTTAGTTTAGGGCTAAGTGAAGACGATGTACAGCACTTCATACAGGAATGCCTGTTCCCGGAAATTAGATAAATATTAGCATGAGAGCATTTGAATTCCTATTAGAAAGATCATTGGCAAAAAATCCTGCTGCCGGCAATAATCCATCAACTGTACAAGCACAGATACAGTCTAAGATAGCTAAAATTTTTGATATTAAAGAACTAAACAAAATATTCAGTTATGTTAGTAAAATTGATTTAGGCAAGGGCTTTGACGAACTGTTTGATCGAGACCCTGATCTTAGAGCTGTACAATCAACTCTAGCTAGAGCCATTGTAGATTCTCCTGCTAACGTAAATGACAAATTAGCATTTGCCAAAGAGTTAACAACAAACGGAATCATTGACGCATCTTTATTAATGACTCCCGGAAAAACACAAAATATTCAAGATCTCATTGTAACAAATTATCCTGAAATTTACCAAGACATTGCTCCTACGTTAATGTCATTGGCTGGAAAATTTCAAGTAAAAGATAAAACGTTAAATCGCGGCAAAGGCGAATTCTTCCTAGCATTGCTTAGTCCTGAAATTTCCATAGGCGGCATGGGCGATATTACTATAGGAAATAACGGCTACGAAGTCAAAGACAATGAAGGTAGAATGTACGGAAGTTCATCTGCTTATGGTAAAGTAGAACCAGGTATTAAAGCAGCAACAGAATTAGTGGCTAAGTTTATACAAACACACGATATTGGATTTGACGCTGACAAAATTAAAGTTACTTTAGGTCCTAAATCTAATTTGTATGTTTCTGGTCCTAAATTTATAGAAGCTGGGGTTGAGCAAGCCGCAGCTAAACAATTAATTCTTGATTGTATGACTGCTATTGTCAGCAGTTTATATCCAAGCATCAGCTCAGAACAACTTGCTGGATTCCATGCTACAGCAGACATAAACGGTGTAGTTAACTGGGCACAGTTTAAAAATTATCTAAAACAATTTTCTTATTCTTATTATCAACAAGAATCTAAATTCGCAGGAATGTTATTGTTTAATTCTAAAAAAATGACAGTAACATACGTTGATAGTCCTGAAATGTTTGCTCAAGTAGTAGACATCAGCTATGGCTTTTATTCGAGCCAACAACAAGGTGTACAGGTATATACACCTTAATCTAGTCTAGATTAAACTCATCATATAATTTTTCTCGGTTTTGTATTAAATAATAATAATACCAATTACCGGGAGCGAACCGATGAAATATCTGACCTTAGCGTTACTCGCAGGCATTACTACTGTTGCTAGTAACTCTTTTGCTACAGAACTAGTACATCAATTTCAAAGCCCTGCCTTTATACCAGGCAACGGCTATAGTCAGCACGTTCTTTCTATCCATCAACTAGAAGAATCTAAAAAGAAAGAAATCAAAGCAGAAGAACTAGCCGCTATTGCTAAAGCAGAAACTGCTGCTAAAAGCACAAACTTAGCCAAATTCCTAGTTAACGTAGAAGCAAGGATATATGCGCAGTTATCTAAACAACTAGCAGATCAAATGTTTTCTGAAACTAGTGGTGACAGTGGAACTATGAACTTCCAAGGTACTAACATTAGTTGGGTTAAATCAAGTTCAGATGTTACTCTTACTATAATTGAAGCCAACGGTGGCCGAACAGAGATTACCGTACCTATAGCGAGCTTTGCGTTTTAATGACAAAAATATTTTTATCACTGTTGATAGTAACAGCACTTTCTGGGTGTGCTCATATCCACATGGAAGGGGCTAAAGAAGATCCTGTAACTTTAAAACCAAGAGAAAGTCTAGTAAATCAGCTTCCTGATTTGGACGGTCCTCCACTGACTATCGCAGTATACGGGTTCCAAGATAAAACAGGCCAAATGAAACCCAACGACAGATTAGCAGTATTTTCAAAGGCAGTAACACAAGGCGCAGAAGTATTTTTAATAAAATCTTTACAAGATTCAAAAAAATGGTTTAGAGTTGTCGAACGTGTAGGATTAGACAATCTAATCAAAGAACGTCAATTAATTCGTAATCAGCGTGAAGTTTACGAAGGCAAAGATGCCAAGCCACTAAAACCTATGACAGTAGCCGGTGTAATGATTGAAGGCGGAATTATTGGGTATGACTCAAACATACGATCTGGAGGTAATGGTGCTAGATTTTTAGGTATAGGTGGAAGTCAACAATATCGTGTAGATGAAATTATTATATCTATGCGACTAGTCAGTATCAACAGCGGAGAGGTATTAATTACCAACGCTGTCAGCAAAACAATTTACAGCACACAACACAACGTAGGCGTATTACGATTTGTTGATGCTGGCACAAAGGCTTTAGAATTAGAAAATGGTTCAGCATTAAATGAGCCTACAACATATGCTGTGCGTGTTGCTATTGAACAAGCAGTATATGATATGATCATTGAAGGCGAAAAAAAGGGGTTATGGAGATTTAAAAAATCTACAGGAACCCAGTCTGCGCCTGTAGTAAAGGAGGAAAAGAAAGATGAGTTGGTTCAATCACAAACCTCACAAGAACCCCAAAGAGCCCCAGAGCCCGTATCAACCCCATCGAACGAGCCCAGCGACAGAAAAAATATTGAAACAAACAAAATTGAAAGTAAAGGAATACAGCAAGAAACAAAAGCAGAGGCAAATTTAAAACCAATAATAACACAACCAACGCTAAAAACAAATGTAGATTTATTTGGGCCTAGATATCTATCGTTAGATTCATTTGTTTATTTAGAAGCAAATGAAAAAAGCCAACGTACTTGGTTGTTAAAAAGAGGAACAAAGTTAACCATTCTAACTCCTGGTCCAGAAGGATGGCATTTTGTAAAAGACGACGAGAATCGTAAAGGGTATGTGAAATCCAACGTGCTTTTGGATCACAAACCATAATGAGACAAGCATAGGAGAACTTTCTGTAAAACTAAAATTAGATGCATTAATAAACTTAAACTTGCATCTGGAGCGATTAAAATGATTAAAAGAAGCAAAGGCGGTGGCGGGTTGTCGAGAAAATTACTCGCAATTCTGATGGCATCTGGAATGTTGTCTTCGGGAGCACTTGCAAATGATGTGTATGTAGAACAGGTTGGTGACGGTTCAACTGTGTCTATTACACAAACAGGTGCCGGTAACTTAGTTAATGGTAACGTCGGCGGAACGGGAAATACTGACGACGCTGCTGTAATTAGAGGCGACAATAATAATGTAACCATAAGCCAAATTGGTGTTGGTAACATATTAAGTATGATCCTAAATAACGAAACCAACGGCACTGGAGCAACCGTGGTAGTATCAGCGGACGGTAACAGCAATACACAAACCATTGGTTGCGGCACAGCATTGAGTTCAACTTGTAACGCAAGCATTATTAGATCAGAAATTACAGGGAATAATAATAATACTGTGCAAACACTTAGTGGTGGTGTTGTTCAAAGTAAAATTTCTATTAATGGAAGTTGGAACAATGTAACTCATACAGCATCTGGTGTGGGAGCGCATAGCGGTGAAATTACTGTATCAGGCGGCGGAACAAGTACAGTTGCTAACGCAGTAACATTAACACAAAGCGGAGCATCAGCTAAAAATGCAGTTATTACAAGTAACGGTTCTAACAATAACATTTCTATTGTCCAGTCTGACTAACAGTAACAGCTATGCTGGTATAGGCAAAGTTACAGAACAAACTGGTCCCACAGAAATATTAAGAAATAAGAAGAGTATACCTTCGAGCCTAAACACAGGGGTAGAAATGAATGACACAGTTAGTACTGCTAAGGCTCGGGCAGAACTAACATTTGAAGATAAGACCACAGTAAAACTCACAGAACACAGCAAAATGATCATTGATGATTTTGTCTATGATCCAAAGAAGGGTTCAGGTAAGTTGGCCTTAAACATGGCTCTAGGAACAGCTCGATATGCCAGTGGTCAGATTGCTAAAAATAATCCCCAGCAGGTATCAATAAAAACTCCAACTGCTAGTATTGCTGTCCGCGGCACAGACTTTTCAATGACTGTAGACGAACTAGGACGTAGTTTAGTCATGCTTCTTCCTAGTTGTGATAGCAAAGGCTGTGTTACAGGAGCAATTGAAGTTAGCAACCTAGCCGGAGTTGTTATACTTGATGTGCCATATCAGGCCACGTTAGTAAATTCTCAAACTTCGCCGCCTAGTACTCCTGCGGTGATAAAAATTGATCAAGCTAACATTAACAATATGTTGATTATTAGTAAACCACAAGAAGTACAAGACGATTCACGAGCAGGCACAGCTAAGAAAGAAAAAAGTCTATTAGATTTTAATGCCTTAGATGTTGACTTATTAAAATTCACAGCCTTAGACACTAATAAGTTAGATGACAATCGTGCGTTAGATAGAAATGATCTTAACGTTGATCTATTAGAGTTCTACGCAGAGAATGAATTAGATAGACAAAATAGGTCATTGCTAGGAGATGAATTAGATATCCCTGTCCTACCAGGATACAGTTCTAATAAAGCTGCCGGTCTACTGTATTATTTCAATGACGATCAAAGCAAGGTAACACTGTATAAATCAGGCACACATAATGCCACAGCTACCTTTGATACCACAAGAAATGTAACCTATACATTAATTCAAGATGGCCAGACTATAATACAAAATGTTAACAAAGGTTCATCTAGTTCATTGACTATCACACAAAATTAAATCATGTACTCAACACAACGCCATATTGAATATGAAAGACAACGTACGGAACAACGTCGAGTTGAAGAACGTACTAAATTAATTCAAGGTCTTTTTTTGGCTCCCTTATTCCTATTAGGGCCGTTTATCATTCTTTGGTTGATAATAATCGTTACACAAAATTAAGATACCTATATAAAATATACATATTTCTTTAAGACAGCTCAGTCTAAATAATTATATCCAACACCTATAA